TGGTAAAAATATTTTATATATTAAAACTAATATATCTGGTGGCTCACAAACAAACAAAATTCAGCTTACAGGTGGCTCTAACGGAACACTAGACAACGTATCCGTTAAAGAGGTCGGACAGAATTGGACTTTAGGAACGGGTTGGAGTATTGGAGATGGTGTTGTAAGTGCTAATGCACCAACAGGTAATTTAGACCAAAGTTTAACTGCAACAAGTGGCAGTAAATATAGAGTTACTTTCACAATATCAAATTATGTTAGTGGGGATATACGTTGGAGGTTTACAGGAACGAGCAATGAAAACGGAACTTTAAGAAGTGCTAATGGTACTTATACAGAAGAAATAACCTTAACAAATAGTCAAGGTTTATTCAGATTTCCCTCAACAGCCGGTGTAATGGATATAGACAACATTTCAGTAATAGAAATTATAGGTGACAAACCAAGAATAGATTATTCAGATAGTTCAACCGAACCGTCTTTACTTTTAGAGCCGCAGAGTACGAATTTAATACCTTATAGTGAGGATTTTAGTCAATGGTCTACACAAGGAACGATTATAACAACGCCTAGCTATGGAATAAGTCCAGAAGGAACAAATGACTCAACAAGAATTTTTTTTAGTGGAGCAAGTCAGCAGGTTTATAAAAACTTTACAAGTTCAAGTGGAGTTACTGGCTCGATTTATATAAAAGGAAATAATGGAGAGACGATAAAATTTGGAGTTACTGGTGGGGAGGAAATTTTTACATTAAATGGAGATTGGCAAAGATTAACAACATATTCAAGCAGCTCCACTACGCGATTAACCATCAATACTTTTAGTGGTACGGCAAGAGATGTGCAAGTTTGGGGCGCACAAGCAGAGGCGTTATCTTACGCAACTTCGTATATCCCAACCTCAGGTTCTACAGCCACTCGCTTAGGTGAAACAGCAGATAACGCAGGTGGTGCAGGGGTTTTTAACAGCGAAGAAGGTGTGTTGTATGCAGAGATAAAAACATTAAGTCAAACTGGTACATTTAGGCAAATTAACTTAAGCAATGGAACTGCAAGTAGTAGAATTTACATTAGTAAAAGAGCAGAAAATAATAACTTTGAATTTAGAATGGATAATCCGTCAGGTAGCTTAAATTTTTCTTTTCCGCTTGACACTACAAGTAGCTTTGTAAAATTAGCTTTTAGATATGGATTAAATAACTTCGCGGTATTTATTAATGGGGTAAATAAAAACGTCTCATCTACTGGCAATGTTTTTTCTTCTGGCACATTAAACAATTTAGAATTTTCAAGTCCATTAAACCAACCTTTCTACGGTAAAACTAAAAACCTAAAAGTATTCAACTACGCATTAACAGACGAAGAACTACAAACTTTAACAACATAATTATATAAAAATGTACATTTACAAAACAAATTTTGATAGCCAATTAGAAGGCAAAGTAGAACTTATAAACAAAGGTGTGTGGGCTGAGGTAACAGAAGAAGGTGTTACTTCAATGCAATACATAAACGGAACTAAAGCTGTTGTTGACATCGGTAAAATTGTAGAGACGCCAGGAACGTACGGACCTGATGGGCATGAAATAACTCCACCTGTATATTACGATGGTTGGGCTTATGACGTTATGAGTACTGACATAATCGACTTTGGAGCTAATGAAGTATATCCAGGTGACGCAGCTGCGCATTCATTCTTTGGTTGGCCAAGAGGAGCGGAAGTACCACCTGTTGTAAATAGCGAAGAAGAAGAGTAACTATATTAACATAAACAATTAAATTAAATCAAATGTCAAAGATTACAGAAGAGCAATTAAAAACTGCAAACGAAAACCAAGATAAACTAATTGGATTAGTGAATCAAATTGGTATGATTGAAACTCAAAAACACGGGCTACTGCACGATGTAGCAGAAGTAAACAGAAAGGTTGAAGAGTTTAAAGCTGAACTAGAAGAGCAATATGGCGCAGTGTCTATTGATCTTAAAACTGGTGAATACACTAAGATTGAAGATGAGTCTAAACTTAAAGTAGCTGAGTAATGTCTTCAATTGTAAGAAAAATAAGTATTGGTTCAGATTACAAAAATGATGCTATGCATTACTCTGTAGGTCAACAAGTTTATGGCGGTCACGAGATCTCACATATACTTCTAGACGAATCTGATAGTTCTTACAATATTCATATAAAGAAAAATAACGAGGTAATGCCATGGAAGAAATTTAACTCTAACATGGCGATATCCGTTGAATATGATTTAGAATATTGATGAGAAGCCTTTACGATTTTATTGTTGAGCCGTTAGGTGATAAATACAGTAATAAAGTCAAGGTTGGAGATAAAGAGTTAATTGTAAATACAAAAATAGAGGATTTTAAATTTGTAAACAGATTAGCTAAAGTTTTAGAAACACCCAAGGCATTTAATACGGGTATTGAAATAGGTGATATAATTGTTATACACCAAAACGTGTTTAGAGTATTCTATGACATGAAAGGAGAGAAAAAGAAAAGTAGATCTTGGTTCAAAGATGATTTACATTTTTGTGCGATAGATCAAATCTATCTATATAAAAATAAAGAAGGTTGGCACTCATTTGGTGACCGCTGCTTTATAACCCCAATAAAAGACAATCAGTCTTTAACGCTAGATAAAGAGCAAAGCCTTATTGGTATATTAAAATACGGTAATAGCTCCTTAGAAGCACTCGATATTAACCCAGGAGACTTAGTAGGCTATACGCCTAACGGTGAATGGGAATTTTTAGTTGATGGCAAGCGTTTATATTGTATGAAATCTAATGATATTGTAATTAAATATGAATACCAAGGAAACGAAGTTGAATATAATCCAAGCTGGGCAAGTCGCAGTTGAGGAACTAATCAAAGTAGCTAAAGAAGCTATCGTTGATTCAGGAGATGATATCACGGCAGATAGATTAAAAAACGCTGCAGCTACAAAAAAGCTAGCTATATTTGATGCGTTTGAAATACTAGGTAGATTAGAAGCTGAAGAGGCATTGTTAAACGAAAAACCTGCAGAAGTAAAAGAAGAGAAATCTTTTAGAGGTTTTGCTGAAGGAAGATCTAAATAATGTACGAGCAAACTCTATATACGGTTGTAAAAGACCACGTAAAACCTAAAGTTCTTAAGAGAATGAATAGGTATAAGAAATGGGAATACGGGCACAATGCTGAGCACGATTTAGTTGTTATTAGTAAAACTGGCGAAATAGGTGAGATATATAAGATACAGGATCTTTTAATAGCTTTACCTAAAGAAAAAGATACTGTAGAATTTGAAAATGACAGATGGTCTTATACTGAGTACCCAAAAGAATTAAGTAAAATTAAATCCGTGTTTGACTGGGAAGAATATCCGTTAGACTTTAAAGAAAAATGGTATGATTACATCGATAAAGAATTTACAAGGCGTGAAGAAGGCTTTTGGTTTATTAACAAAGGCAAGCCTACTTATATTACTGGTACTAACTACATGTACTTGCAGTGGAGTAAGATTGATGTCGGGCAACCAGACTTTAGGGAATCAAATAGATTATTCTACATTTTCTGGGAAGCTTGCAAAGCCGACAAACGGTCTTATGGTATGTGCTATCTTAAGAACCGTCGAAGCGGATTCTCGTTTATGTCCTCAGCTGAATCAGTTAACCTTGCAACAATATCAACGGATTCACGGTTTGGAATATTGTCCAAATCTGGTCCGGATGCAAAAAAGATGTTCACGGATAAAGTCGTACCGATTTCGGTCAACTACCCGTTCTTCTTCAAGCCGATCCAAGACGGTATGGACAGACCCAAAACCGAGCTCGCCTATCGTGTCCCCGCCTCGAAATTCACCAGGCGCAAACTTGACTCCAACGAAAAGCTCCAGGAAATCACCGGACTTGATACAACGATCGACTGGAAAAACACGGGTGATAACTCCTACGATGGAGAGAAACTAAAACTACTAGTACACGACGAAAGTGGAAAGTGGGAGAGACCTACAAATATATTAAACAACTGGCGAGTAACCAGAACTTGTTTAAGATTAGGTTCTAGAGTTATTGGTAAATGTATGATGGGTAGTACCTCAAATGCTTTAGATAAAGGCGGCGGAAACTTTAAAAAACTTTACAATGATTCAGATGTTACACAAAGAAACGCCAATGGACAGACACGCTCAGGACTCTATTCTTTGTTCATACCTATGGAATGGAACTACGAAGGATACATTGATTCTTATGGCTTTCCTGTATTCAACACACCAAAAGAAGGGGTTGAAGATCCGCACGGAACAAAAATAACACAAGGCGTAATAGAATATTGGGACAATGAAGTAGAAGGTTTAAAGTCTGATCAAGACAGTTTAAATGAATTTTACAGACAGTTTCCACGCACAACAAAGCACGCGTTTAGAGATGAATCAAAACAATCTCTATTTAACTTGACAAAGATATATGAGCAAATAGATTTTAACGAAGATCTTAAAAACTCAATAAAAGTAACAAAAGGAAGTTTTCAGTGGGAGAACGCTAAACAAGATACTAAAGTAATATTTGTACCAAATAAAGATGGTAGATTTTTAGTGACTTGGGTTCCACCTGCGCATCTTCAAAATAAAAGATATATAAAAAATGGTACTAATTATCCTGGCAATGAGCATTGTGGAGCATTTGGCTGCGATCCATACGACATATCAGGCACTGTGGACGGTAGAGGATCCAATGGATCTCTTCACGGTTTAACAAAGTTTTCAATGGAGGATGTGCCTCCGAATATGTTTTTTTTAGAATATATAGCTCGGCCTCAGACTGCTGAGATATTCTTTGAGGACGTTCTAATGGCTTGTGTATTCTACGGAATGCCTATATTAGCTGAGAACAATAAACCTAGACTCTTGTATTATTTTAAGCGTCGAGGCTACAGAGGTTATTCAATTAACAGACCTGACAGAAAATATAACAAACTGTCTGTGACAGAAAGAGAGCTAGGTGGAATACCAAACTCTAGTGAAGATATTAAACAAGCACACGCTGCAGCTATAGAAACTTACATAAATGATTTTGTAGGTTTAAAAGAAACAGGTTATGGGGATACATATTTCCAAAGAACATTAGAAGACTGGGCTAAGTTTAATATTAATAATAGAACAAAGCACGATGCTTCTATTAGTTCTGGACTTGCTTTAATGGCTTGTAACAAACACAGGTACGCACCAAATGCTCCTAGACAAAAACCACAAGCAGTAGATTTAGGTTTTAAAAAATACGATAATAAAGGTTCAACATCAAAAATAATAAGTTAAATGGGTATATATACTAACACCAATAGCGCTTTTCCTAGTCAAGTAGTGAGCGATGCAGAGAAAGCAAGCTGGGAGTACGGGACGCAAGTTGGTCAAGCTATTGAATACGAATGGTTTGGACAAGGGCGTACTAATGGTAATAGATACTTAACTAGTTGGAATCAATTTCACCAATTAAGATTATATGCTCGAGGTGAGCAGTCAATACAGAAGTACAAAGATGAATTGTCTATTAATGGTGATTTATCTTATTTAAACTTAGACTGGAAACCAGTACCAATTTTATCTAAGTTTGTAGATATTGTTGTCAATGGTATATCAGCTAAAGCTTATGATATTAAAGCTTATGCTCAAGATCCTTCTTCTATAAAGAAAAGAACTGATTATGCTTCTATGCTTTATGAGGATATGGTGGCTAAAGAGTATTTAGACAGCTTACAGCAAACGCTTGGTATTAATTTATATCAAACGCCAAATATTGATACTGTACCTGAGTCTAAAGACGAACTAGAGCTTCATATGCAACTAAGCTACAAGCAGTCAATTGAAATAGCAGAAGAAGAAGCCATATCGTCTGTGCTTGCTCAAAACAAATATGACCTTACTAGAAAAAGGTTAAATATGGATTTAACTGTTTTAGGTATTGCATGTGCTAAGACTGGGTTTAATACAGCTGAAGGAATTACAGTTGATTATGTAGATCCAGCTTACGTGGTTTACTCTTATACTGAAGATCCTAACTTTGACGATGTATACTACGTTGGAGAAGTAAAATCTATAACGATACCTGAGCTTAAAAAAGAATTTCCCAACATCTCAGAAGAAGAGCTTGAGAGAATACAAAAAATGCCAGGTAATAGCCAGTACATAACTGGCTGGGGTAATTACGACGAGAACACAGTTCAAGTTTTATATTTTGATTATAAGACATACCATAATCAAGTATTTAAAATAAAAGAAACACCACAAGGATTAATGAAAGCTTTAGAAAAGCCAGATTCATTTAATCCGCCAGAAAATGATAACTTTGAAAGAGTGTCAAGATCTATTGAGGTTTTATATAACGGAGCTAAAGTATTAGGCTCTAATGAAATGATAAAGTGGGAGTTGGCAGAAAACATGTCTAGACCTACAGCTGATACAACTAAAGTAGAAATGAACTATGCTTTATGTGCACCTAGAATGTACAAAGGGCGTATTGAATCTTTAGTAAGCAAATGTATTGGTTTTGCTGATATGATTCAGCTAACACATTTAAAGCTGCAGCAGGTATTATCTAGAATGGTACCAGACGGTGTTTACTTAGATATGGACGGGCTTGCAGAAGTTGATCTTGGTAATGGAACTAACTACAACCCGGCGGAAGCATTAAATATGTATTTCCAAACAGGTTCTATCGTTGGTCGATCACTTACTCAAGACGGTGATATGAACCCGGGTAAAGTACCTATTCAAGAACTTAATAGCTCAAGCGGTCAAGCTAAGATAAATGCATTGATCCAAACGTATCAATACTATTTACAGATGATTCGCGACGTAACCGGGCTTAACGAAGCTAGAGACGGTACAGCTATGGATAAGAACTCATTAGTAGGGCTTCAAAAGATGGCCGCTAACGCGTCCAACGTAGCAACTAGACATATTAATCAATCTGGTCTTTACATAACCCTTAAACTAGCCGAAAACGTTGCGCTTAAAATAGCCGACGCATTAGAATTTCCACTAACTAGAAGTGCATTGCAGAATTCTATATCTACATATAACATAAAAACTCTAGATGAGATTATAAACTTAAATCTTCACGATTTCGGTATATTCTTAGAATTAGAACCAGATGAAGAAGAGCAAGCTCAGTTAGAGGCAAACATACAAGTTGCAATACAGCAAGGAGGAATTGACTTAGAAGATGCTATTGACTTAAGACAAATTAAAAATCTTAAGCTAGCAAATCAAATGCTTAAGATAAAGCGTAAGGCTAAGGCTAAGCAAGATCAAGCTAATCAACAAGCTAATATTGCAGCTCAAGGTCAATCTCAGGCAGACACCGCAGAGAAGACAGCTATGGCTGAGGTACAGAAGCAAGAGGCTATAATGGGTGCAAACGTTCAGTTTGAACAATCTAAGAATCAAATGGAGATTCAACGAATGGAAATTGCAGCTCAATTAAAAGCTCAAGAGATGCAAGCTAAGTTTCAGTTTGATATGCAGCTAAAGCAACTTGAGGTTCAGAACATGCAACAAAAAGAAAATGCTATTGAGGATCGTAAAGATACTCGTAGCAAGATGGAAGCTTCACAGCAGAGTGAGCTTATAAGTCAAAGGCAAAACGACAGTTTACCTATAGACTTTGAAAACCAACCCGATCAGGGTATGCAAGCTTTCATGTAGAAAGTAAACAATTATTTAATTATATTTTATTATGTCAAAAGAAAAAGCAAATGAACCTGTTAAGCAGGAAGGTGAGTTTAAAATTAAAAAGAAAACTCCAAAAAAATTAACACCAGTAAGCGACGAGCCTATTAAAGTTAATATTAAAGAACCTTTGGTTGATTTACCACCAGAAGTTACAAAAGTAGTAATACCTAAACAAGAAGAAGAAGATGCCATTCAAATCGGAGAAACAAAGGAAGTATCTGTGGAAGAACCATCCGGAGATAGCACAAAGGTGGGAGAACCTGTACAAGAGTCCAACCAGGATGCTGAAGGGTTTTCTGCAATCAAAGAAGTAACAGAGACTGAGGAGGTTGAAGCTCAAGTAGAAAAAGCAATACAAGACGAAAGAATTCTTGGTAAAGCTTTACCTGAGAACATCGAAAAGCTAGTTTCTTTTATGGAAGATACAGGTGGGACAATAGAGGATTATACTAGGCTTAACGCCGACTACTCTCAAGTTGACGAAATTACGTTACTTAAAGAGTATTATAAAAAAGAAAAGCCTTATTTAGAGGGCGAAGACATTGATATGCTTCTAGAGGATTTTGTCGTAGATGAAGACCTTGACGAAGAAAGAGATATGCGCAAGAAAAAAATTGCGTTTAAGGAAGAAGTTGCAAAAGCCAAAAGCTATTTGGAAGAGACGAAGAGTAAATATTACGACGAGATCAAGTTGAGACCAGGCGTTACTCAAGACCAACAAAAAGCTACAGACTTTTTCAACCGATATAATAAGCAGCAAGAAGCAGCTGAGCAACAACACGCGCGATTCAAAGAAAGTACTAAAGAGCATTTTAATGACAACTTCGAAGGTTTCGATATTAAAGTCGGCGAAAAAAGCTATAAGTACAATATTCAGAATCGTGATAAAGTTGCAGAGAGCCAATCAAATATTAACAACCTTGTCGGGAAGTTCCTAGACTCAGATGGTAATGTTAAAGATACGAAAGGTTATCACAAAGCTATGTACGCTGCTGACAACGTAGATAAGATCGCAGCTCATTTTTATGAGCAAGGAAAAGCGGATGCCGTAAAAGAAGTTGTAAACAGTTCAAAGAACTTAAGTAGTACCAAAGCTAGGTCTACTCAAGGTGATGTGTTTGTCAACG